TTAACAGCTCAGACTAGTAGGAAAAATAAAATGAATAGTAACAACCCATTTGACCAGTTTGATATAGAACACTTATCAGCTAGTTCTATAAATCTATTTATACAAGATATATGTCTATTTATAGTTAGGTATCTTGCTAAACACAAATCACCGACCAACTCTGCAATGCTTAGAGGAATTGTTATAGATCATGCTATAGGAGAGAAGCACAGCGTCAAGGAAGCACAGAAAGAGTTTATGAGTCTTATGAACTACCATAAAAAGGAAGGCGTTACGTTTGACGAGGTGAAAGCAGAAACGGAATATAAAAACATAGAAAAGTATTTAGAAGTTGGCTTACCCTTTTATGAAGAGTTAGGTGAGCCTGTTTCTTATCAAAAAAAGGTAGAACTAGAGTTTGATGATCTACCAATACCAGTTTTAGGATTTGTTGATTTAGAGTATGAAGATTGTATTAGGGATATTAAGACTACTGCAAGAAAACCTTCTGAATTACTACCACCAGTTCAAAGGCAGATAGCAATTTATGCTACTGCTTTAGAAAAAGATCGTGCCTATGCCGATTACCTTTATGTAACCAAAACGAAAGCAGAGGTTATAACTTTAGAGGTAGACGATATAGACATGAGATTAAACGAGGTGTACAGGGTCGCATCAGCAATGATGAACCTTTTACAAAATAATGATATTTATTCTTTAGTAGATCAGTTCTATCCTAATCCTGACTGGATGTGGAGTTTATCAGATATTGAATTTGCTAAAGACTTATGGAGAATAAAATGAAATACGAATTAACTTTTGGACAAGTATGGAAAACACTATCTAGTGTTAATGTAAATGAAAAAACTGATAAGAAGATGAATCTTACTTATCTATCGTGGGCTTGGGCTTGGGGTATCTTAATGGAGCATTATCCTTTTGCTACTTATACGTTTGACGAAGAAGCCACTAGTTCTAACGGAACTGTTATGACTAACTGCACTTTAACTATAGGTAACTTAGAAAGAAGCATGTTTTTACCTGTAATGGATTATAAAAACAACTCAATAGCTAACCCAACCTCTAGACAGGTATCTGATACTAGAATGAGATGTTTAGTTAAGTGCATGGCTATGTTTGGTCTAGGTCACTATATATATGCAGGTGAGGAGCTTCCTGATAGTAAGGTAGACGAAGCTGAAGCTAAAGTTGTTCCTGTAGAGGTAAAAAAGTTTAAGTTTGAAAAAACAGGTGGAAAAACTTTATCAACTAACGATATAGAAGACTATCTTTTAATATTAGCTTCTAATCTAAAAGACCCTGATAATGTTCTACACAAGAAATCGTTTGCAACCAATAAAGCAAATATACAGGTAGCGTTAGCATCTACTAGTGACGATGATACTAATAATACTAGATTGAAGAAGCTTATAAGTCTTTATGAGGTAGCATGATGATAGAAGTACCACAAAGCATTAAAGATAAGCCTAAAAGCAAACTTACTATAGATGATTGTGTATTCCTATGTCTTAGAAAAGGAAAGTATATGAGCTTTTGGCATATACAAGGAATGATTAAACAAAATGTAGGTAAGTTCTATGGCGAACCTACAATCTCAGCTTCTATAAGAAATATGAGAAAAGACTATTGCAGGGAAGCTTATGGGCTTCCTATGTATGGAGAAGTCATAGAAAAAAGAAAGATTTGGAATAGCAAAGGTTACGAATATAAATTAATTACTAAAGGAGAATAGAATGACTGAATATGCGAAGAAAGATAAGAAAGGAGCTATGTGGAAAGAAAACAATTGTAAGGTTGTTTGGAAAGGGTCTATGCACCACAAGAAGAACCCTGAAGACCCTAATGATAGGGGTGTAGATAAATATTATAGTATTTTAAAAACTATTATTAAGGACAAGTATGGAAATGAAAAATCTAAATTTGAACTTGTTCAATCTGTAGGTCTACTATATTTAAAAGATGACAACTTTAACACTAATGGGAATCCACCTGATATTGGCGGTCCGGTTACAGTTGATCTTGGAAATGGTCAAACAGTAGGTCAAAAGTTTGGTGGATGGCTACAAACTAATGCAGAAAAAGGTACTCAATATTTAAGCGTAGGTCTAGTAGATTCACATAAAAATAAAGAATCAACATCAGATGAAGAGATGTTTCCATCCAGTCAAGATTTTGATGATGATCAAGTTCCTTTTTAGTGTCTAAAAGACTTGTAGATAAGAAACATCTTATGTGGGTTAGAACCCTGCCCTGTTTTATAAGCAGAGCAGGGTTTTTATCCTGTAGTGGTTCTGTACAAGCACATCATCTTCTTAAAGGTTACGATACGCCTAGAGGGGTCAATGGTCGTGGCATGTCATTAAAAAATGGAGATGATCAAGTTATACCACTCTGTCAAATGCACCATCATTTACTACATACTAGATATGGAAGTGAAAAGGCTTTTTTTAAAAAATATGGTATCAAAGAAGATGCAGGTAAAAAGTACGCAAAACAACTTTATGAAGAAAAAGATTGTTATGTAGAAGATACTAGTGATCTGCCTTTTTAAACTAATACAATAAAATACTTGCTATGTATTCCATTTTGGGGTTATAATAACTTTATAATAAATTGATACTCACAGAGTAAGGAACAATAAAATGATAGACAAAAAAAACTTAAAAACAAAAATAGATTCAATAGACTTAGATACAAAAAACAGTCAAGAGCTTTTATCTATACTTTATAAATCTTTTACACTTCGTACATTAGCAGGTCGTAAAGGAAATAAAATATTAGGAGACTTTCAAAAAGAAATAGCAAAAACTTTATGGATTAAATTTCCTGAAGTTGCTAAAGAAGAGGGTCTAAAAAAAGTGAGGGTAGCTTAATGACTAAGATAGTAGGCAACAAGAACTTAAAAACTTTTCACTTATACATAAAGAAACCTACTGACTCAGACTGGTTTCAAAGAATGCGTTCTACTCAATATGGAATGATTGATGATCAAAGCATGAAGTTTAAAAAACAAGGCTTCCAAACAAAAATAATATCTAGTGACTCATATAGAGTTGCACAAAAACAAATACAGGAGTAATTGATGTTTAGTACAAAAGAACAAATCCAAGAATTAAATGATACGTTAGGTGAATTAGATGTTTGGGAATATAAAGCATCTAAAAGCAAACTAATTGATTCAATCATAAGGCATAGACTTTATAATATAAGGCTAGGACAAACCCCTGAAAGCGTTCTAGAAGCATATATTAACTATTTACAAGAAGAAGAAGCCAATAACTATAGGCAAGGAGCAATTTGAATGTTTAAAAAGTTTTTTAAAAGATTAGATCGTTTTCTAGATAGAAAGTGGAAAGAAGTATGCTCTGTGCTTTTTTACTTAGCAGGTATAAAGATTGAAGACGATGTAGACTGGTTAAACATGCATAACAATATGGTGGATGATGAGCAAAGTAGTAAGTCTAGAAGACTATAAAACTAAGAAACCTAAAACAATTGCAGAAAATAACAAATCTATGTTATTTGAAATACATAAGAAAATTATTGATCTTCATGAAAAATCAATGATAAATTATGAAGAATATAAAAAGCTTTTAAATAAATTGAATCAAGTTGTTAATAACAAGGGAGAGAAAGATGAATGAATTTTTATACGATGACCAAGCACCTTACAGTGTTAATTTTAACAGATGGTATCATGCTGTAGGTGTTGAAAGAGAAATGTTTAAAGAAGAAAAAATGGATTTTGATGATGCACAGCTTACATTTAAGAAAATGTGGGGATATAAACAATTAGAATCTAAAGTTTTTATTAATTAGGAGAAAATAATGCTGAAATTTTTAAGTGGAGCAGATATAGAATTTCTTAAAAGAACTATAAGGTTTTTTGACAAGAATAAAGAATTAAGCGATCGTGATAAAAATAGGGTTAATTTTTTGTTAAAAGATCTAACTGAAGATAAAAGTCTAGAAATATTTACTGATATTGTTATGAATTATGAGAAACAAAGAAATTCTTTAAACAATGATGATTTGCATTAATTAGATTTATTTTCTGAACTATATTTAATATTTAAACCACATAAAGTACAAAGACGGTTTTTTTCGTCTAAGCCTTTATCTGTAAGAGTATATTTTTGTCCTTCTACTTTTATAAAACCATCTCCAATCAAAGCAGTTAGGTTTTCACTAGGTATATCATCACCAAACATTATTGCTAATATTCCACCTAGTCTTTTAGTTTGTGTTTTACTTAGTGCCATTTTCCCAGTCTTTACCTTCAAATAATAATGCTTCTGCTTCTCTACGTCTTATAAGACCTTGCAATACCTTTCCACCTGCTTTGTTCCATCTTTTTATCTGTGCAGGAACATCTTCATATTCGCCTTTATTTATTACTTTAAGCATAGTTGAAGCGTTTAAGTTCGCACCACCAAGATTAAAAGTCCATGAAACTAAAGCATCAAATTGGTGTTGATGCAGTGGTACTTCTACAGCTTTAAGTACAGCTTCTTCATATATCTCTAGATCATTTAGTAATATATTATCTGCTTCTTCCTGTGTTATCTCTTGCCCTTCTTCTACCATCTTTGTATGTCCATATCCGATTGTCCATACACCTGCGGCACAAAGATAGCTTTCTAATTTGCATCCTTCAAATACTTTTATAAGTGCTATTCCTTCTTGTGATATTTTCATATTATTCTCCCCAAGTTCCGTCTTTTTTAACTTTGGCTGTTTTTTTGCCACCCCAGTATTCAACTGCGTGTCCTTCTTCAATGAGTGCTTTGCAAATATCTTTTTTATCTTTTGTAAAAGGTGTTGCAAGAATCCTGCCATATTTTCCTTTGCCATGTGATTGTATTACCAATTTTTCAGCACATAGTTCTTTTAGCCTTTCCTTTGCTTTAAGCCCTAATGCTTTCTCTTCTAAATTTCTTGTTCGTGACTCAGGTGTATCTATACCATTGAGTCTACATCTTTGTTTGTGTAGCTTTACGTCAAAGCCTAAATCTAAAGTCACATCTATGGTGTCTCCATCTATTACCCTTTCAAGTATAGCGTTGTATACAAATGGTGTGACTGATTCAGACATAGCTTACTGCTTTGCCTTGCCGATGTTTAAAGCCATTAACTCTAAAATCTTATAGAGCTTTCCAATCATGGCATCATCTTTAGGTGTAGGTGTTAAAGCACATAGTATTGATGCACCACATACAACACCTGTAATTATACCTAACCACTCTCCTATCATTCCTAACATATTAATCTCTCCTATAATGAATGAATCTAAATGGTATCAGATTATTTTGTGTCTGACACCTTTTCTTGAGGTTGATCTTTTTTATCATAATCTCTATAGAATTCAAGAATATGTAAAGTATCTTTGATATAGCGTTTTATCTCTGCCATATTCATTGATAGATTTTCGTAATCTTTAGAGGTCAAAGCATAATATGCTGTAGGTGGTGCAGAACCTTGTTCCAAGTCTGAAAGGTACTCTTCCATTATACGAGGGGTTAAAATTTCCCAGTCAATATCCACTATATTAAGTTCTATGGGGAGTGGTGGATGGTACATTGGCATAGGCTCTGCAACTGTTATTACTTCTACAGGTTTAGGTTGTGTTGGCAACATAGAACATGCTGTGAAGTAGAATAGGGTGAAACTAACTATTATTAGGTTTTTCATCAAACTGATTTGGATTAGTTAAGGCTATAAGATCATCTTTTACTTTCTTAGTGCCTTTATTGACTATATTTTCTATTAACTTAGGTTTAGCTAAAGCAAGATTATCAAGGTCATGTTTAGCAAAGGTATTTTTTAATTTATTTACTTCTCTTTGTGCTTCTTGGTTCTTTGCAGTTAGAACATTTACTTGCTCTTGTGTCTGTTTTTGTTTTTCTATATTTTTTTTTATAGACTCATTTTGTTGTTCTATAGAATTTTCTAAGGCTATCTGATTACCTTTTAAAACTGCTATTTGATCTTGTAACTTGTTTATATACCATGTGCTACTTGTAAGGGATATTAGCAGTAAGCCACCTAATGCTAACGATAATTTGAACCCCATGTATACACCTGTAATTTTTCGCTTTTACCTTTAGCCTGAATTGGTTCTAAAGATGTTAATTCTAATTTTATAGCATTTTTTGTTGTTTGACCAATTAGCAAATCTACACCTGCTTGTTTTGTTCCTGATTCAAGTCTTGCCGCAACATTAACAGCATCACCTATAGCAGTATAATCAAATCTATTTTTAGAACCCATATTGCCTATAACTGCAAATCCTGTATTTATTCCTATACCTATAGTAACTGGTGTAATCCCTTCATCTACTAATACATAATTTAGCTCATGCATGTTTTTCTGTATATCTATAGCACATTCTAATGCCTTTGTTTCATGGTCTTCTAGATCTATAGGTGCATTAAATATAGCCATCATTGCATCACCTATATATTTATCCACCATACCTCCATGTTTTTGCACTGCTTCTTGTTGTGCGGTTAATGCTCTATTCATAATGTATGTTACTTGTTCAGGCTCTAATGATTCTGATAAAGCTGTAAAACCACGAACATCTGTAAATAAAAAAGTTGCATAACGTCTTTCACCACCTAATTTTAATAAACTAGGATTATCTTGTAATTTTTTGACCTGTCTTGGGTCAAGATAGTGTTCAAATTGTCCTTTAATTTGTTCTCTTAGTCTCCATTGCTCTCTAAATCTTATATATAAAGCTATAGAGCCTGTTATAAACTGTGATATCAATGACCAAGTGACATCTATTAATATTCCCCTGTGGATAAGTCCATATCCTGTATAAGCTGTGGACAACATTATTAATATAGCTAATATAATCCCCCAAGTAACACCAAAAGCGTTCAATACAAGCCATATAAGGCTTACAGAAACGATAAATATAAGTATTTCTAAGGCTAAAGCCCAATCAGGTATATAAGGGCTATCTTCTATAAGAATTGATTCTGCTAAAGCTGTCTGTATCTTATGTGGTTCTAATAATCCTACAGGAGTAGCTATCTGTGGCATTACTCCATTTGCAGTTACTCCTATAAATACAAATTTACCTTCTACGTTCATTTCTTTAAGATCTGTTTGTGGTGTATCTACCCAACTAATCCACTTACGACCAAGACTGTCTGTTTTTATAGGTGGTATTCCTCTGATTGATATTTCTTCTATACCATTATCATTAGTTTTTATAATATAGGTTTTTACACCAAATAGAGCTTTATATATTTGAGTGCCGAATGCAGGAATCCATTCGTTATCAGGAGTGTTTACTAAAAGGGGTATTCTTCTTACTAATTGATCTACTTCAGTGGGAGCAATGGCTAGACCCTGCAGTGTATTATCTTTTAGAGTGTTCAGGTTTTCCTTGACTCCCATACTTACTATACCACTAACATCATTGCCTTTGACAACTGTTCCAGTGGATTTAGGGTAATTATTTTTACCATCTTCAAACATTGCAATCACAGATGGTGCGTAACTTAATGCTTCTGCAAAGGCTTCATCACCACCTAGTCTGTCTGCTTGTGGAAAAGATATAACCCATCCTATGCCTATTGCACCTTTATTAATAAGATCAACTTGTATTTCAGCTAATCTTCTTCTAGGTAAAGGATAGCCACCCTCGTTTTCTACATCTTCTTCTGTAATGTTTAGAATTACAAAGTTACCTGATGGGTTGTATTGTTTGACTAAAGCATCAAAGGTTCTTAGTTTTATTATTTCAGTAGGTGTACTTTGAAATATAAGTGGAAGTGATAATAGTATAAGTATTGATAATATAAGTTTTTTCATTAGTTATCCTGCGTTATTCTAATTGTGCTACCTTCTCCACCATTTATAGTTACTACCTTAGACACACCGTCTTGAATAAATATTACTGTGTAACTAGCATCACTATCTACTTCAACTCTTGCTGTGTTATTGACACTTCTAAGTAAAGTTAATTTGTCACCTGTATAGAATGTTGTAATCTGAGTATCTAAATCTTGACCTAATTTAGTTCCTCTTATTCTAGTAGATGTTGCATCAACCAACAGATCTTCTTCTTGTGCCACAGCTAAAGCATCTATTACATCTAATAAGTCTTCTAAGAAGTTCACATCTAGGAAGTTTATATCTAGCTCTGTAAATTCAAGCTCATCTTCTGATAAAAAATCTTCTTCTAAATAATCTATATCAAGATCATTAAAGTCTAAGATGTTTTTCTTTTGCACTACTATCTCTTCACCTTCAACTATTTCTTCTACAGGTGGTGTGACAATTAGCATGTTATCTATTATGTCTAGCGTTAAATCTAATATCACAGGTTTGCTTGGTGCATTCTCAAATACAGAAACTGTAGTAGCTTGAAAGGGTTTATTTAGAAGTACGCTACCAGTGGCTGTAATGACTTCTATTTCACCACTAGATAGCCCATAAGCATCAGGTAACAATATAATAAGACTACGACCTAACTCATCTACTGTAGCTGTAAAATCTGTACCTCTTATCGCTATATTTGCTGTAGGTGTTCTAAGTTGGATATTTTGCTTGTCTATTCTATTAAGATTGCCTGTAATAAATCTTGCTGTGCCTAATCCGAAGGTGAGAGCCATTTTAGATTTAGATGGGTTAGGGTCATAGATATATTCATCTATAAATAGTTCAGAATGCTCTGTAAGCCTTACAGTTGAGTTATCAAGAAAGGTTATAGCCATACGACCATTAGTAGTTATGGCTTCATCATTACTTTGTATGCCAAGCTTTAATTCAGCTTTTAAGGGCTGATCTCTTACTATTTGTGCAGAACCATTAAGCTCTGATATATCACCTATATCAGCAACCTGTGGAAGTTCCCCCATCATTTTGAGTGATACAAATATTAGAGTTAGATGTAGTAGTTTCAATTTTTAACCAATCCCTTGCTAGTGTTGATGATTGTATGACGTTGAAAGTATTACTATTACCATTCAAATCCATGTAAAAATATCCTGCATCAGATGATGTATTACCTGAATAACCACTACCTGTGAAATTAATAGTGTTTGAACTACCATTAACATCTACAAAATTTATAGCATTTGCATAATCTATATCAAAATTTAGTTCATTAGAATCGCCCAGTATTATCCAGTCTAAATCTAAATAAGATGAATCTGCATTTTCTGCTATAGCTAAATCAAATTCATTACTGCCACCTGTAACATCAATATTGAGGTTTACATAATCAGCACTTATTAGACCTGTGCTATTCATAAGAATATCCATAACATTGCTATCACCATCAAATTCAAAGAAACCTGTAAAGTTGTCTCCATCAATACCATCTGATCTAAATATATTAGATGAACCAATTTGGTTAATATCTAATGTCATTGTTAAACCATCAAGATCAAGAGCAGTCATTGTTCCTGAAACTGCTAAAGTTCCACCTATAAGGTTAGAACTACCTAATTGCTCAAGATCAATACTTGCTGTATTACCACTTTGGTTTACATATATTTCATTATCCGCGTATGTTATCAATGCACTCATCATCACAAACAGGCTCATTAATTTTATTTTCTTCATATTTCCAATATCCCTTATCGTAACCGATAATTATTAGTTCCAAAACAGCACCTTCTATAGCTTTCATTAAAGCAACAGTTGTACTTTCGTTGCGTGAAATACCAAATTCCACTTCTACTAATTCAGAGGACATATCTATGAACCTAAACACATCTAGTGACTGACCATAACTAAGTATTGTCTTGCTAGACAAAACTTCTACAAGAATTTCTCCAGTAGCTACTGAAACCATTCTAAGGCTTATAGTAATCGTATCTTCACGATACTGTACCGTTGAGCCTATTCCTAAATACCTTGCACCTGCACCACCTGTAGTTAGATTACTATCATAGCTTACGACTGCACCCTCTAGCAATACACCTGCAAATAGCAAGGGCATAAGGTTATTTTTATCTTCTAGTTCTTCTCTTGTACTTCTAATGATTTGACGTTCTTTTGTGAGGTTATCTAAGCCTACTCTTTCAACAACCCTAAAGAACTTTCCGTTACTTGCATGTTTTAAAGCTCTTATTAGTAGGTTGCTAGGTGCTTGGGTTACAGCAGTAGAAAATAATGCAAACTCAGAGTTAGATTTACGTTGCCCAGTTTGATCTGTAAAAGAATTAGGATAAACAGCCACTACAGGCATAGATGTAGGAGATTGAACCTCTGCAAGTTCTTTAGATTGTAATGAGAATATACTTGGTTTGTCTTTTTTCTTTGTTTCGTATCTTATTTGCTCTGTATCTTCTAGAACATTAAGAACGGTACAGCTAGAATGTAAAAGAACCAATAGGCAAGGTAATAATTGTTTCATTTCCATCGGCATCTGTTATTTTAAGGGTGATAAATTGTCCATCACTAGTGTATTCAATGATATTGCCTTCAAGTTCTATAGTTCCTGAATCGCTAGGTGTTTCGCCAAATAGATTGTCTACTAATTGTCTTGATAATTGTGCATAGATTCTTGATTCTAGGTTTCTTATAAATCTAGCCAAAGTAGTATTCTCTGCTTCTCTTGCTAGTTCTTCTTTATAAGCTTTTATTTCTGCTTTTATAGCTTGTTTACGACTAAATTCTTGATTTTCTATAGTTAGATAATGACTAGATGTATTAATACCACTAAAAGATGGAGATTTAAACTTATGTACTATCTGATCTGCTGTAGCATTTTGTATAAATATTCCTAGAATGAGAATTATGCCTATAACAGATACCCATTTTATAATAGTATCTTTTTCAGCTTCTTCTTTTCTCCTAGCAAGTTCTGCATTACTAGGTCTACCTCTTTTTCTTTTAATCTTTTCTTTGGTCATCTCTATCTGCCTTAGCAATTTTACTGCTATCTATTAGTTGTGGTACGCCAAGAATAGTCTTAATAAGAGTATCTTGCCTTATGATCTCATTGTCTAAACTTCGCACTCTATCAATTAATGCTACCAAAATACCATGTTGTGAATCAAGTTTTGTGCCTAGTCTATCTTCTATAGCTGATATCTGTTCTGCTACTTTTTGATCTACAACATCAAGTTTAGTCTCCATGCCATCTACAATTCGCATGATTAGCTTATATATAAACCAACCAAGACCAAGAGAAGCGGCAATAGGAAACCCTACCTCTTGGATAACAGTTACTGCATCCATTTACTTAGATTTCTTCTGCTTTGCTTCTTTTAGTTGTATTGATAATAGACCATTCTTAGTAGTGTGGGATTCTACTGATCTAAGTTTGCCATTAAGGTTGATCTTGTCACCAACCTCAATGACGTTCTTCATCTGTATTTCGTTATCTTTAACCCAAGCCAAGAATTTA